GCCGGACTGCGCCGAGTGATTGTGGGATCTCATCGTGTCGATTTTTGACGATCCCATCGTCGTTGCATTTGCAGTGTCAGCGTCAGTGCCGGTGTATCGGCGGAACTGGTTGCGCAGATCGGGAACGCGGAAATTGTCCCCGCCGAGGTCAACAAATCGGTGCATGCCGGCCGTCCACGACGCGGACGGAACGATCAGCGCATTCTCCTGCGCGTAAGCCCACAGCGACGCGTACGCGGCTTTGCTCAAGGTGCCTCCAACGGCATCGATCTCGCTCGGGAGCGGCACCACCGTGTGACCGTCCAATGGTCGGCCGCAAAGCGGTGACCGGTAGCCGGTGTAGTACTGCGTTGCCGACCACACCCACACCTCGGCAACCTCTGCCACGATGATGGGCCCGATGTTCGTCGCCGGCAGCGCTTGAATGGAATAGACCGGCGCGAAGCCCGCCAGCGCGGTGGTCACGAATTGGGTGGTTGCAGCCCGACGTGAGTTGTCCCCGCGTGCAGGCGTGTCAAACGTAGCGACACCTTTGACCTGGAGCGGACTAAGGCCGTCGTCGGGCGAACCGTTGATGAGCAGGCGCCCGCCGCTTTGCATAAGGCGCATGACTGCGGACGTGATGCCGGCAGGCCGATCAACTGAGAAGACGGTGGTGGACGACTTGTAATCGTCTGAGACGGCACGCAGCGCGAACGAGCCGCTGCTGCCGTGGAGAAGCTCCCACGTCTTCGCGTCGACGTCCGCCCCTTCGCGCATCAGGTGGATAGACGTCTGGCCTACGCCCTTGCCGTTGGACGCAGTGACCGCGCCGGTAGACGATGAGCCACGGATTCGTCCGTACGCGATCAGCTTGGTGCCGGTCAGATCGTCATCGACGCCGCCAATCGTGACAGGACCAGAAATCGCACCGCCGACCTTCTTGAAATACTGAGTGTGAGGATCGGGGGCGTCGACGTGCGCCTTAAGTCCCTTGTCTACATACTCGCGGGTTGCGAGGATGACACTGGGATCGATCTTCAGTTCGACATTCACGCCGCTGGAATTGACGATGACCATACGCACGGACTGCGTCTTGCCGGAGCCCTCGGGCAACGTCGGCTTGTACGTCGGCGGCGCATTGGAGACGTAGCACAGGTCGCCGTCCTCATCGAACAGTCCCAGCTCGCGAATCCACTTTCCGCCCTCGGTCTCGGGAATGACTTGTTCGGCGATGAGCTGCGACGGAGCCTTCGGGTCGACGTCGAGTGAGTTCAGCGCCGCACGACGCCATTCTCCGAGCAGCGCCTTCTGACTCGTCTTCGGGGTTGGTACGGGAGCGTTGTCGCCACCGCCGTCGCCAATGGCGAGCGCGACATATTTTCGCGGCAGGCCGAGGGCTTTTGCGTTTGCATCTTTGGCGTTGCCAATGTCAGTGGCAATAGCGAAGTAGGTCGCAGTCATGGGTAGACGGTCAGGGTTTCGATGATGTGAACGGCAGCGCCGGCGTATGCCGGGCCATCAACGGCGACGGCTTCAGGGGTGTACGGGTAGACCGTAAGCTCCTCGCCGAAATATGCGGCCGCGCCGTTGTACTGATAGCCTCGAATCTCGAGGCTGATATTCATTCCTGTCAGGTGGCGGCTGGCGGGCTTTACGTCGTCAATGACACGCACCAGCTCGTTGAACATCTCGTCGGTGATGCCGGTGTCGAGTACTCCGATGCGCAGATGGAACGTGCCGCGCCTGCCGACGGGCTTTTCCTGCCACCACTCGATGACCTCGATGAGGTAGCCCAGCGGCTCGACCGCACGGCGTAGGGCCGTGATCGTGCCCTTACGCTTGTGCAGCCAGAAGCTCTTGCGGATGACCTCGCGCTTCGTCGCCTCCGGCCAGGCGTCGTCCCAGCGGTCGACAGAGACTGTCCATGCCAGGATCGGCAGGAGAGCGACAGGGCACGTGCGCAGGTTCCACAGATCGCGCAGCGGCACGGGCACGCGCTCAATGTCGGATAGCGCGACCGCTACCGCACGCTCGAGCGCGGTTGCGTTAGCGGGGAGCAATGACTTCTTCATTGCGCAGCCACGAGTTCCGCAACCGTCGAACCGAGCAGCGTTCCGTCTTCCTGCTTCAGCCGCAGCGTGATGCGCGTGCAGATCGCTGCCTCTTCCTTGTTGCGGGCGATGTTCGCCGGGGGAGACACGATCTCGACGTTGTCCACGCCTTCGACGCCCAGCGCCGCGTCGATCTTCGCGCGATAGATGCTCTGGCCCAGGCGTCGACGTGCCTTGGCATACGCTTTGGCGTTGGTCATGGCGGCGGGGAGCAAGAGCGACTTCTCCGGGCTGGAGTCCGCGACGATCAGGTCCGCGTCGATCTCATAAAGAACGACTCTTGCGGCCTGCACCGTAACGCGGTCGCCGACGGGGCGCAGATCCTCTTCACTAAGCTTCTTCCTGACGGCGGCAAGCGCCTCCTCGGGAACAGTGCCGTCGTCGGCCGCGCCCAGGGCAGTGATCAGAATGTCGCATGGCTCCGGACTCACACATGAAGCGTCCGCCACGCGTCCGTCCGCCGAGCGCGAGTGAAACTCGTACGCTTTCGTCGGCCCAGCGATCGATAGGCCTTCATAGGCGTTTTGCCCGCGCTCGAGCAGCGCGTCGTCGTCTTCGTAGACGGCGTCGACGGGCGGGTTCGCGTCGGGGTTTGCAGGGACAATCGTCAGCCGTTCAACTTCGAAGAACGCAACGAGGTTCTCCAGGTCATTGCCTTTCGCGTAGGGCAGCATGACGGCCTTGGCCGCTTCGTTCACACGCTGGCGCCAACCTGTCTCGCGATAGCTGTTTTCCTCAAACAGCTTGGTCAGCATTTCGGACTCAAGCTCGAGGGTCGCCGCGACCGTTGCACGCATGTCCTCGGGCACCAACAAGAGCAGGCTTGCCTTTCGGGCGTTCAGGATGGTTTCGAAGTCGAGCGGCTCGACGACGTCCGGTGCGGGCAGTTTCGAGAAATCGATAAGGGCGCTCATGCGGCACCTCGCGCCAAGGCGACACTTGCGGACACAGGCGACGAGTCGCGCCCGCCGTCGATACGGTCCGCCTCAAATTCCACGGTGGCCTTACCAGTGTCGCCGCCGGTGCCGATGTTGAACGTGAGTCGGGTGAGAGACAGGCGCGGCTCCCAGCGCGTAATCGCCAGGACGCAGGCGGCCTGAATCAGCATTCGGGTGTAGTCATTGCTCGGCTGGTCGATCAGCTCTGGCACGATGGAGCCGTACTCGCGCCGCATGACGCGCGAGCCAACGGGCGTCGTCAGAATGTCCGACACGGATTGCTTGATGTGATCTAGGTCGCTCAGATTCGAGCCGTCGACTTTGTTTACACCGAGGTAGGTCATTTGTTCGGGCCATCCGTGTTGTCGCCGCCACGCTGGACGCCGCCGTGATCGTGCTCGTCTACAACGACGCCGTTCGATGACAGCTTGCCGCCTTCGTGGGTGATGTCGCCCTGAATGACGGTCTTCCCACCCTCGCCACCTCTTCCGGACAACCCTCCGTTGTAGGTCAGCAGCTTTTCGACGGTGAGCGCGCCGCCCACGTGCACGTCTCCCGTGAAGTTGGCCTTCGGAAAATCCACGGTCGCGTGTTCGCTGCCTTTGACGGTAGCCGTCTTCATTCCGGTGGCATTGAGCGCGCTGGTAGCTTCGTTGTAGACGATGCGCGCGCCGTCCGGGAAGTCGATCACGAACTCGTTGGGATCTTCTGACGGGGAGAGGATGAGATCAGACGGCAGACCGCGCAGCACAATGCCGTTGCCGGTCTCGCCGCTCGGGGAGAAGACCGTTACCTGCTCGCCTTTGCTCAGCGGCGACCAGATGCGCACGCGGCCAGCGGCCGGCTGAATGCATGCGAGCCAGTCGGTGAGGCGCTCGCCGATCTGCACGCGCACGCGCAGCGGTTTATAGGAGACCGCCGCGACGGTGCCCGTGGCGATCAGATTGGCGATGAGTCGGTTGTGTTCGGCATCCATGAAAGCAGGATGCCGCGCGCGCGGGAGAGCGTCACGCTAACGCTGTTGTTGCTGGTGCGGGCACAACAAAGGTTGGTCGCTGATCACCTCATGCCAATCTCTTGAACGTCGTCTATACCAACGACGCGGAACCTTCGTTCGGGCCGCTCTTTGGCCCATTTCATAAGTAGTACTTTGTCGCCTGCCGGGTAGACCAATCGCCAGACCTCTTGCGGCGTGTCATTTAGATGCGCCACCGACAAGGCGCTTGCTCCTGGGTCGCTATCGAAGTGCGCACGCAGCTTCCCAATCTGGGTCGGATAAAACCAGAGAAAGACGTACGTCGCAATGGTCAGAACGAGATTGAAAGAGTAGGGGAGTCTTGACGCACGTCGTTCGCGCAGATTGCGAAACTCCGCAAAAAGACACCCACACGAAATTCCTGCGAAGCCGGCGGATACATAGTAAACAGATCCGAAAACGTCTCGCTTCGAGACAAAGAGGGGAGACCCTGCGACGAGAGCGAATGCACATATTGCGGCGACGATAGCAACTGAAAGTTGGATGTTATCGACCTGTCGACTGCGGGGGTAGATGAGGACGAGAAACGTCGCGAACACCAAGGGCCACAATGTTCTAGCGCTGGCGATAATGATTGCTTGCGGCGTTAGTAATGACGCAAACCACGGAGCCCCTAGATAGGTAAAGTAGGAGGTCGTTTCCCGATAAGCGAACGCGAACGCCAAGGCCGAGACTAGAAAGACAGGGCCACCGAGTTTGCCGAGAAAGTCCAGAAGTCCGATCTTGTGTGTCTCGGGGTTCACGTTTTTTCTAAGCGGCGCATGCATGCGGGCGTCCTCGACTTGATTGTTTTCGGAATTGTATAGCGGCAGTCCTCCGTCCGATGGATAACCTCCTTCACCCGTGCCCATCGTTGCCCCTCATCAACCGGGCTGCCGCGATATGTGCGTTAGTACAAGGTCGGAAATACGTTCACAGTCGAGATCGGATATCCCAATCAACTCGCGAACCGCATATTTCACGGTGGGTCCGTTCTTTTCAACGCGATCACGAAGCCCGAAGTGATGCACGCGTGCGATGCGCTGTACTTCCCCGGTGAACTTCACGACGGCGCTATCTGATGTGGCCTCGATCTTGAGGTAGCGCGCCGTGCGAATCTTGGTGAACATCTTCCGCCGCACTCTTCCGGCCTTGGCCCGCATCTGGGGCTTGCGCGGCTCATAGGCCGTGCCGTCCGGATTCGTCTGCGCCGCGATACGCGCTTGCTGCTGGCGGCGCAGCTCGCCAGCGATCTGCCGCGCGAGCATACGACGGCCGGTCGGCTCGAGCGAGTTGAGCAATGCCACCGCCCAGGCATCCAGCTCGCGAATGTCGCCCGCCATCAGTTCATCCCGAGGAAGTCGCGCACGGCGTCGGAGAGCATCGGCTCTACACGGTAGATCGCCTCGGGCTTGCCCTCAACGTATTGCACATCGACCGCCTCGGTCAGTTGGATCTCGATAGAGACGTCGGCGGCTTCGTCGTTGAGAATGTCGACCTCAAATTTGATGCCGTCGCGCTGCCGGTCGGGATTCGCCAGCAGCTCGGGTTGCCAGTCACGGACCCACGCGATTATCGGAATCATCAGCGTGGGCGAGTCGTAAGGGTAGTCGGTGACGATGAGGTTGAGCGTGTAGCTGTAGCGAAACGAACCGCCTTTCGATCCGACCTTACCCGCTTCGCTGCTGGCCTCAAGCCGACCGTGGTCCACGAAGATGTGCAGCTTGCCGGGGTTCTGCCGCAGATAGGGGGTGTTCTCCACCAGGGCGGCTCGTAATGCGTTGGGCTTCTTCATCGGGTGACGCTCTCTTCTTCGATGCTCACGTAGGGGCTACGACGCAGCTTGTCGCGCAAGGCGTCGTAGCGGGCGACGAGTTCGTGATAGGCGGTGTAGTTGTCGGCAACGGTTGCGGCGACGGCAGAGAGCGCAACGCCGGAGGGTCGCGCATCAGAATCGCTGGGATCGTCAAGCGCGGTGTTGGCTGCGGCTGTGTCGTGCAGGCGCACAAAGCCGACAGGGACAGTGCAAGCGGCATCAGCTTGAGCAGTGACATAGACGGGTACCTTCTGAATGATCGTGTTGCCCTTGACGCGGACTTCCCGCACTCGGTCGACGTACTGCGTGATGACGACGGGGTTTTCACGCGCGTCGTTCAGATTGACCTTCAGTTGCTTAGCCTCTTGCTCAGCCGCGCTGGCGCGACGCTGGGCGGCGTCGAGCCGAAACTGTTGAACTGAGAAGAGCAACGCGGCGAAGGCCAGCGCGAGAAGCGCGCCGAGGACTTTGGTGAGGGGCGTCACTTGAGGTACTCCCCGAGGACGAGGCAGCGAAAGGCGTCCGGGTCGGTGGCGCGCCGGAAATCGGCTGCCATGTAACGGTAGACCGGCGGATCGTTCATGAAATGTTTTTCGCACCGCCATCCGTTTGCCCGAAGCAATCGAGCAAGAATGTCGTCGCCTTCGAACAGGTCTTCTGCTGAACGCAGGTATCGCGCGGTGGTGGCGTAGTAAGCCCCCTCCCTGACCTGCACGCCTTCGATCCAATCGAACTCGTCGTAGAACCACACGGCGTCGGCGGCGCGATGAGTTTCCGGCACTTCGGCGTTGCCGTCGCGAATCGTCACGATGCCGTGACGCTGCAACTGCGGTCGCAGGTGTCGTGCGAGCGAGGACACGAAGACGGTCGGCTGACCGTCCCCCGCATGGCGCATCGCGGCGAGCATCAGACGGTGCGTTTTTCCGGTCTGGCGCGGCGAAATCTCCAGGTGGGCAATGTGCGTCATGCCGCCACCTCAAGCGCTTTGTATTTGTCGAACGCGCGCGACAGCCTCACGTCGTACAGGTGCTGCGCGTAGTCCGAGCCGTTATAGATTTCGGCTACGGTGGTCCACTTCTTCGCCCGCATAGCCTTGAGAAGGACTGGATCTGCCAGCACGAAGCGAACGAAGGCGTCGAGCTGGGCGGCCTCGCCCGTGCGCATGAGATCCACGAACGCCTCGACGCTCTCATAGCCCAGACGCTTCCAGTGGTACGCCATGATCTGGAACGCCCCCCAGCTCGCAGACGACAGCGCGCAGGCGCGCTCGATGGTGCATGCATCGGAAAGCCGCTTATGCTCGCCGGCACCGCCCACGTAGCCGCCTTGCTTCGGGTTGACCAAGTTCGGGTAGCGCTTTGCGAGCGCAGTGGCATCCAGGCCGGCCGCGCGGACTTCCCGGTACATGACGTGGCGTTCGTACAGGATGACCGGCCGGCCATCGGGCAGGAACCCACAGCCCCGGCTCTCCACTTCGTTGACCGCGCGCACAACGGCCAGCTCGGCGCCGAGCCTATCGGCGGCCGCGACCAGATCGGCGCTGGTCAGGTGTCTCGGCACGCGCGCGCCGGCGGCGAGCGCTTGCTGTGTCTTCGTCCCTGCGATGCCATCGACCACAAGGCCAAAGTGCTGCTGCACGTCCATGACGGCACTGGTGGTGGCGGGGCCGAACCAGCCGTCGGCGTCGATGGCCGCGCCGAATGCCTTGAGCGAAATCTGCAGGCCGCGCACGGCCGCGCCGTGATTGCCCTCACGAAGCACGTTATTGAGCGGTGTCATTGACCTTCCTCAGAATTCGAGTGATGGGGTTTTCTTCGCCGGCGCTGCACCGGAACAGATCCACCACGTTGCCGCGTACGGCGAACACAGCCAGGCACAGCACCGCATTGATTGCCACGGTTGTGATATCGACCGCAGGGTGTGCGCCGAAGATGACGCGGATCGGCACCGAGGCAGTCGCGAGCGTCAGCACATAGGCGAGCCAGGCGGCGGCCGGTCGGTGACTGCCTGCCGCGCGCCGGAACAGCATCAGGCGCACGGCAATCGCGGCACAGAGCGTCGCGTTGATGATTTCGAGGGTGTTCACGATTTCGGGCCTCCCTTGAACGAGTCGAGCAGCTTCTCTGGGTTGTCCGCGCGGCGGATGAGCCAGAGCAGGAGCTTGATGACCACGGCGGCCGCGACAAGCGCTCCGACAGCCGGGTTGACGGCAATCCTGTCGGGGAGTCCCCAGCCGAGCAGGTCGGCGCTCAGCCTGGCTGAAAGACAGCCGGCTACGAAGGAGATGAGGAAGAACGCCAGGCGTTTGAACGGTGCCAGGTCATCGGAGGCCAGCACGAAGACCCCGGCGCCGGCAAACGCACCCATGACCACGGCGGCATCGACGCCTGGAAACAGCGAGATCAGGGCGACACCGGCCGTGGCGACCGTGGCGTTGGTGGTAACAGGTTCGGTCATGGTCAGTCCCACAGTTGCACGGTCTTTTTCTCAGCCTGTGCGGGTTGGTCGGGTAGATCGATCGGGTGGCCGTGAGGCAGGATGGGGCCGAGGTCAGCCAGGCCGGGGTTTGCCGCGAGCGTTGCTTCGACCACGCCCTGCGTGCGGCCGAATACGCGCCAGCAGATCGCATCGACGGTGTCGTTTTGCATTGCTCGCACGCGCATCAGATCAACTCCACGGTCGAGCGCGTCGCGCCGGTAATGTCGTTGATGGCCCATTGGGCATCGCGGCGCAGCTCGTCGGCACCTGGGCGTGTCACGTCGTCTTCCTTACGGGCGGTGGCCGTCGCGTCGAAGTTCCGGTACCGCTCGATGAGACTGGCGTGCGCCCAGCAGAACACAGCGCGCGTGTATCGAAGCACATGAGCCGTCGAGCCTGCGGCTTCCGGCACCCCCTGCCCCCCGACCATCTTCACGTCGGCGAGCGTTGCGCAGCCTTCGGCCACGCGCTGCGAGCGCCAGCTCGACAATGCCCCGTTGACGTACAAGATCGCTTCGATGACCTCCGATTTCAGGCGCGGCCCCGTCACGGTGCCGTCGAGACGCTGCGTGTCACGCATCGTCGTGAGATCGATATCCGGAAAGAACCCGTCGTTCTTGACGGTCTCGCCGGCGTCGTTGGTCGGTGCGGGTGCGAGGAAGGACATACGATGATTCCGTTGGGTAGTGGGCGGTGGAGGGGGCGTCGGCGTGGGCGATCAAGCCTGCGTCAGCTCCCTGCCGCCCGGCGCGGGGTACGCTCGGTGTCAACCGCTGCCGGCATCGCCGGCGTCGGTGGAGTTCTTGTTGCGGAGCTTCGTCTCTAGGCGCTCAATTTCCTTGATGACGCCCACGTTCTTGTTCAGCTCGAGCGCGCGTTTCAGACGCGCCAACGCTGCCGGCGGGTCCGTCTCGATCTGGGCAAGCCCGATTTCCTTGAAGAGCTTTGCGCGCACCTGGTCCGGCATGTCCTGCGTGTCGGTCATGCGTGCCACGGCGAGCAGGCTCGAGACGTCCACCTCGCCCCCGCCGCCACGGACCTTGCGCGCCATGTCGGCGTACTCCTCCGTGATGACGCAGGCCGTGGTACGGGTGTACGGCTCGGGCATCTTCAGGCCGTACTCGATGGCATGCGCGGCGATGGGCAGCGCGCCGGCGTAATCGCCCGCGTCGATGCGCCACACGAGGACGTTCATAACGACGTCGTCCTGCACACCGCGCCCGCTCGACAGCACGCCGTCAACCCAGGCAGCGTACTTCGGCAGCATCTCGCGCTTGGCTTCTGCCTTCTTCTCCGTGGACTGGATGCCGCTCAGTTGCCGCTTGTCCTGCGCCAGTTGCATCAGCTGTTGCTCGTAAGCGGTGGCGACGATGGGTTCATCGGTATTCGCCGCGGCGGCGGTGGCGCTCGCCGCGGTGACCCGCATGAAGTGTTGTTGAGCGGGTGACGGCATGCTTACTCCGGTGCGAACTCGATGTTCTCGACCACGCAGCCCAGGCCGTAGTCTTCGATCACGAACGCGTCGTTGCTCGACTCGAAGTTCTCGATGCGGTCGCGCTTCGCGTTGTCGATGACGGAGCGGCGGCGCGCACCATCCTGGAAGTAGATCGAAATGTTGTCGAAGCGGGTGATCATGAAAGCGGTAGCCGGGAAGAACGGGACCATAACCGCCGGTCGGCCCCCCATCGCCTTCTGGCTCATGATGATTTGGCCCGCGAGCTGCTCGGTGGGCGGCTGCTGGCGGTTGATCATCGGGAAGTACTTCTCGTGCGCGAGCGCGCGGCCGCACAGCACGACGAGGTCGGTGTCTTCGCGGTGCCACGGGTCAATCAGGTTCTCCAACGCGTCGTAGACCGCAGCGTCGATGTTGGCGTAGTCGCCGCCAGCGCCGATGACAACCTTGCCTGCGGTCTTGCCGTGATTCATAACTCGCGCCGGGGCTTGCTCACGGTATTTCTGCAGCCACCCCTTGTTGACGTCTTGAAGAAGCGGATTTGCAACACGGTCCGACGTGGGGGCACGCGACACACCGTTGAAGCCGATCATCATGCGGTCGAGCGCCTGGCGGACCATGAGGGCGTCACGCACACGCGCCTGAAAGTCCGGGAACTTCGCCCAGGCGTCGAGCTTCGAGTACTTCAGGTGCGAGTCGAAATTGGTCTGCGTGCAGAAGTATCCGTTCGGATCGAGGTCCGTCGGATCGGTGGTCTCGCGGTCTTTGACGTCGGTGTTGGTCGTGCTCGCGAGCGGCGAGCCAACGCCGAGACCGAGCTTCTCGCCCTGTTGCTCGGGCACGCCGATAATGTTGATGCGCTTGAGGAACTCAGTCGATTCCTGCATCTTCGTTTCGAGCGTCTGTTGAACGGACGGCGCGACCGAGTATTTTTCGGTGACGCAATCAACGCCGTTCAGTTTTTCGAGCTGGCGCAGATAGCCATTAAAGGCGATGCGGGTTTCCTTACGCATGTGTGCTTCTCCGGTACGGTGGGTTTCGTGTGGTGGTGAGGGCTGCGATCAGCAGTCGGTCAGCTCGGCGGACTGGGAGCCACCGGTAGCGGCAGCGCGCTGGGCGCTGCTGTCCGTATCGGAGAGCTTTTGGACCAGGGCGTCATGATCGGTGCGCAGCTTGTCGATGGCCTCGGCCACCGGCTTCATCGCGGCCGTGACGTTCGCGCTGAATTGTTCCAGCACCTTCGCGGCGGCATCTGCGCCAGCCTTCGCTGCCGCTTCGGCCGTGAACTCATGCGTTTTCGTGGTCGCGTCGGGAGTCTTGGTCGGCGGTGTGGTCGGTGTGGGCTTCTGGCCGAACAGTGCGGCGGTGAAGCGCTCGATGAGCGACGAGTTGGAACCCTTGACCGTCATGGTGACTTCGCCGGTGTCGTCGTCGTCGGCCTTGTCTTCGAGTTCGAGCGTGAACGGCAGCGCTGCCGTGAACAGGTTCTCCGGCGCTTGCTTGCGAGCGGCCAGCGGGCTATCCGTTGCGCTGGAGCTGAACTTCAGCATCTCCGTGCCCAGGCTCGCCGGGTTATCGGTAACGGCGAGCGCATACAGATACGCTTCACCGGAGTTCGCGAAGTTCGGTGCAATCTCGATGGACGTGTAGACCTTCTGACGGTCTTGATTCGTCATCTTGACCAGGTCATCGGTCGGATCGATCTGCGCGAGCAGTTGCAGCTTGCCCTCGGCGTTCTTCTGCGTCTTGAGTGCGACGACGTCGCCGTACGCCCGGAACGGACTGTCGGGGTAAAGCCCCTTGATGTGTTCCATATTCACGCGAGCGCCGTACTTGTTGACCGGGTCATAGTTGCTGGCCATCTGCGTGATTTGAGCGGCATCGATCTTGCGACCATCGGTCGTGTCGCCCTCGGTGGCAACGACGAAGAACTTCGACTTCTTGGACATGTTGGGCTTTCCTCTGGTGAGCATTCAACATGGCCCATATTCGGCGTCGGCCGCGCGCGGAGCAACGCAATGGTGTTGTCACACGAAGCCTTACAACACGGGCGCGTCGACCGTCCGCGCGCGCGTGGGCAACCTTGTCGGCATGACGCAACAGCTCGCCACCGACACCGCTCCTCACATCGAGGCACGCAACCTGTATTTCGCAGGGTGGCGCGTTGCGCGTATCGCCGAAAAGATCGGCGTGAAGCCGTCGACGGTGCACAGCTGGAGCCGACGGTATAAGTGGAAGGAGGTCGCGCCGGTCGACCGCGTCGAGCTATCGCTCGAGGCGCGAATGATCCAACTCGTTCGCAAGGAAGACAAAGAGGGGAAGGACTTTAAGGAAATCGATCTGCTCGGCCGACAGATCGAGCGCATGCAGCGTGTGCACAAATACCAACAGACCGGCAACGAAGTCGATCTGAACCCGAAGATCGCAAACCGCAACAGCGGGCCGCGCAAGAAGCCAGAGAAGAACGGCATCAGCGACAGGCAGCTCGGCCAACTGCGTGACGCGTTCATGGATTCGATCTTCGACTATCAGCGCGTCTGGTACGAGTCGGGGCAGAAGCACCGTATTCGCAACATCCTGAAAAGCCGTCAGATCGGCGCTACCTGGTACTTCGCTCGCGAAGCGCTCATGGACGCGCTCGAAACCGGGCGCAATCAGATCTTCCTTTCGGCCAGCAAGGCGCAGGCCCACGTCTTCCAGCAGTACATCGCGCAGTTCGCGAAGGACGCGGCCGACGTCGAGCTGCGCGGTTCGCCAATGCTGCTGCCCACCAGCGGCGCGAACCTGTACTTCCTCGGCACGAACGCCCGCACGGCGCAGAGCTACCACGGCAACCTGTACTTCGATGAGTACTTCTGGACGTCGAGGTTTCGCGAGCTGCGAAAAGTCGCGTCGGGTATGTCGATCCATAAGAATTGGAGACAAACCTATTTCTCCACGCCGTCGACGCTTGCGCACGAGGCGTATGGATTCTGGAGTGGTGCCCTTTTCAATAAGGGCAGGCCGAAGGACCAGCGCATTCAGCTGGATCTGTCTCACAAGGCGCTGGCGCGCGGCGTGCTGGCGCCCGACGGCCAGTGGCGTCAAATCGTTACGGTGGAGGATGCGCTCGCCGGTGGTTGCAACCTGTTCGACCTGGAGCAACTGCGGCTCGAGTACGGCCCGGAAGATTTCGCGAACCTACTGCTGTGCCAGTTCATTGACGACATGCTGGCCGTCTTCAAATTCGGCCTCTTGCAAGGCTGCATGGTCGACAGCTGGGAGGTTTGGGAAGACTTCATGCCGTTCGCCGCTCGACCGTTCGGCTATCGCCAGGTGTGGCTCGGCTATGACCCGAACGGCGCGAGCGGCATGGGCGACTCAGCTGCGCTGGTGGTGCTGGCCCCGCCGGCCGTGCCGGGTGGCAAGTTCCGCATTCTCGAGCGTATCCCGTTCCGTGGGCTTGATTACGAGGCGCAGGCGGCGGCGATCAAGAAGGCGACCGAGCGTTACACCGTCACGTTCATCGGCATTGACCGCACGGGCATTGGCGACGCCGTCTTCCAGCTCGTGCAGAAGTTCTTCCCTGGCGTGGTCGGCTTCACGTATTCGCCCCATGTCAAAACGCAGCTCGTACTTAAAGCTCATGACGTGATGAGCAAGGGCCGGCTCGAATACGACGCAGGCCACACCGATATCACGCAGTCGTTCATGACGATTCGCAAGACGATGACCGCCGGCGGCGGGCAAATCACTTTCAAGGCGGACCGCTCGGAAGAGGCCAGTCACGGAGACATTGCCTGGGCAACGATGCACGCGATGTCGAACGAGGGCATCGACGGCAGCACAGGCGCGGGCCAAAGCTTCATGGAGATCTATTAGTGAGCAAGAAACGAAACACGCGATTCAGCGCGCGCGGGGCCGAGATGCCCGCAACCCATCCGACGCTTGCGCGGGCATCGATGCCTGGCGTCGAAGCATTCACGTTCGGTGACCCTGTCGCCGTCCTCGATAAGCGGGAGATCCTGTCATATCTGGAGTGCCTGAAGCTCTCCAAATGGTACGAGCCTCCCATCTCGTGGGACGGGCTGGCGCGCTCTTTTCGGGCCGCTCCGCACCATAGCTCAGCGATCTACGTGAAGCGCAACATCCTCGCTTCAACGTTCATTCCGCACAAGCTCCTGTCGCGGGCCGAGTTCAAAGAATTCGCCCTCAATTACCTGGTGTTCGGCAACGCTTATCTCGAGCTGAGAAGGAACCGGCTTGGCGGACCGCTGACGCTCAAGGCGTTGCTCACTAAGTACACCCGCCGAAGTCTCGACCTTCAATCGTATTGGTGGGTGCCCGAAGTGGGGCAGGAGTCACAGTTCGAAAAGGGTGACGTCTTTCACCTGATGGGCGCGGATATCGATCAGGAGGTGTACGGTCTGCCCGAGTACCTTTCCGCTCTTAACGCTGCCTGGCTGAACGAGTCCGCGACGCTGTTTCGCCGGCGCTACTACAAGAACGGCAGTCACGCCGGATTCATCTTGTATATGACCGACGCCGCGCAGAGCCAGGGCGACGTCGATGCGCTGCGCACGGCGCTGAAGGATTCGAAGGGGCCGGGCAACTTCCGCAACCTGTTTATGTACGCGCCGAACGGCAAAAAGGACGGCATGCAGATCATCCCGGTCTCGGAGGTCGCGGCGAAGGACGAGTTCTTCAACATCAAGAACGTGACGCGCGACGACTTGCTGGCCGCGCACCGTGTGCCGCCGCAACTCATGAGCGTGATCCCGAATAACACATCGGGTTTTGGCGACGCGGAGAAGGCAGCGAAGGTGTTCGGCGTGAACGAAATCGTTCCGCTCCAGGACGACATGAAGGCCGTGAACGATTGGCTTGGCGAAGAAGTAATGCGCTTCCAGCCCTATGCGCTGACGGATGGCGAGCAAGCAACCTAACTCGCCAGGCTATTCCTCCTCAGGACCGGCGGCTGGCGCACTCGCGCGCGCAGTCCCCGGTTCCGGTTGGGCTATCGCATGGCGCTTGCGGTGATACCCAGCCTCCGCCACGCACGGCTCGCTCAGTAACCGTGAGCGCATCGCCTCAATACCGAATAGCCAGCCACCTACCTCTTCGCGCCACGCGTCCCTGACGATCTCCATCTCGTCGCGACATCCCACAAGCACGCCGTGCAAACGGTGAATCTCCCAAAGCAGCTCGCGGACCTCGTGCGTCGGCGCGCGCTCCCATATCGCGCGTAGCTCGATCCTGGTCAATGCCCGTCGTTTCGGTGGGGGAGTCTGTCGGCGTGCCATGACGAAATACTGTGTTTATGTACAGTATTTTAACCCAAAATCGAGGCTGCACCAGAGGCCCCACAACCGGCTGGTGTCGCGGGGTAGGCGCAGGGTCAGACGGGCGCGTCCGGCCTGTTGTGCGGGCGGGCAAGGGCGTTGCCCCCGGCGTTCTTCCTGTTGGCTGGCACCCCACCATCAAAGGCCGGCGCGCGCGGTCATGACCCCGCCACGCCTGCCCGCTTGATACAACACATTTTATGCAGGTCGGGACCCGGCGCCTAAGCCCGCCCGTACTGGCTTGAGCATGCCTTTTGCATTGCATAAAATGTGTGCGTATCTATGCGCAGAGCTCACGCAGTTCCCCATGCGGCGATCCGTGGAAATGTGGCGTAGCTACGTTGTTGTTCTACATGCGAATATGCGAGATCGGGGGTATGTTCAACATTCACACCACCGCGGTCCCAAAAACATAATATTGGCCGTTTTGGAAAGGAAATTGCATGGCCACCGCTTTATCATTTATTCACAAGCATTACCGCGTTGTCTGCACCGTCGTTTCGTCCCCAGACGGGCGATGCCGAGGAGAGGCGGAAATTTTCAAGATTATCGAAGGACTCGCCTCCTCGCGTGTGGAGCGGAGACTTAATATAGAGAAGAGCATCCAGGAGACGGCAGCTATGGAGCAAATTTCCGAGCTGGCTAGACGGTGGATAGACACCAGATCGTGACTACTTGGGAAAGTCGGGGAAATCGTGTATGCCAAGCGAAGCCTATTACTACTGTGTTGACGCGGCCGCTCAAGAAGATGGGGCGTACCGCTGGGTCATTTATGGCTACTACGACGAAAGGGGCCGTCCGGGCTTGCATATTAATGGTACCGAACGCTATCCCTCTGTGTCCGTGGCTTGCAAAGAGGGAGCGAAATGGGCAACGGAAAACCTTCGGGATGCAAAGGCGTACACACTGCGATAGCAGCGCGCTCCGCGCCGAAGTGTCATGAGGTAGGACCACACGGAACGCCCCCAGAATGCAAGTACGCACCGCAGAGCGAAACGGCGGACCGATGGTACGTTCTCCAAACGCCACTACGTTAGCAATTTCTCGGCGAGTTTCGCCCGAATTTTCTTCCCAGTCCGTGTTCGGCCCTTGGGGTTACCGTGTCCGACCACGCGCAAATCGGGGACGGCGGTCGTGTTTAGCACCCGACGAGTCGGTGGTCGATCGCCATGCGTACCTCCTCAATCAATGCGTCTCGAATCTCGTCCAATTCCTCGCCTTTTGCTAACTTCAGTTCTCTCGTTCCGAATGGCTCGATAAGCTCGACTCCGTCAAATGGAGTGACCCTAATGGATACATTCCATGACTCGGTGCGTTCGACGATTTCGATGTCGATTAAGCATCCGCGATAAACGGACTTGATGGATTGCATGGTGACGGTCTAGTTTTGGGGCGAGGCGGAGATATGGTTAGTGTATGGCAAGCGATGGAGAGGCCCAAATACACCTTCAGGCGCTAAGCTCATGCATCTTTGGAGGCACCCCGTTCGCTGTGATATGCGGCCACGAGATTGGTGAGTTCTGCCGTGAGGCGGTCCAGGCAGGACGATAATTCGGTCGTCTGACGCATTTCGGGAAAGGCGAGCCTGATCATTGCTATCACGAATAACCCGACTTCGAAAGCGTACTTGAGTGAGGCCAGAAAAAGATCGCCGTCCGCGTGTACGTACGTGAGGTTCAACAGAGATTTGCCGTTGCCGATTGGTTTGTGACTTAGATTTGAAAAGAGAGCAACGGAATTTGGATGAGCCCCGAAATCAATTGCGGTCTGGTGGAGGTCTTTTGCCCACTTGGCCCCGTCGTTGCTGCATTTTGCAAGTTCTCTGGCGATCGGTGCCACGGAGAATTCTTTCGACCATGCTCTGAAGGCATTGCGGTCTGCCGCGTCCGGTTTCGTGGCCCACCGCGCGGCAGCAGATTGGTCGTGCGTCATATACCACGCATACAGCGCCATTTCTGTTGCGGCCCGCCCGGTAGCATATGTCGGGAGACAGTGCCCGGCCTCGGCTGTGCGAGCTGCGGCCACCCAATGGTTTGTTGCGGTGATTGCCAACAGGCGAGCGATTTGATCTGGACGTTTTAGCACGCCGTAGACCAACTCCGCGTTGCACTTGGTGAGCGCTTCGAAGATATCCGAAAGCCCCTTGTGCCAATCTGCCGAGTGAACGAATGTTGCCCATTCATTCCCGATCAATAGCTGGCTGATCGACGATAGGCCGTCGCCTCCCCAATCCGGGGGGCTTTCGATTTTGTTGTTTTCGGAGGGCAC